GCAACACTTGATGCAGAAGTCAAAAAGCTTGCTGCTGAGAAATCAATTACATACTCAGAAGCATTAAATCAATTCAGAACAAACAATCCTGATTATTACAATCAGGCTTTTGGAGGCTAATCATGGCTAATAATAATATTCTTTCTTTTGTTGCTGCCGGTGCAATCACTGAGTATGCTTTAGTTTCAACTGATGTAAATGGCAAAATTGCTGTGTGTACTGATCCTCAAGATGATAATTGCGTTGGTATTGCACAACGTGCTTGCTCTGCCGGTGATGCAGTTGAGGTTGCATTGCTTGGCTCAATCACAAGAGCAATTGCTGGCGGTGCTATTGCACCGGCTACCATGAGCCTTTTAATGGCTTCAACAGGTGGCAAGCTTGTTGCATGGGACGGTGGTGCCGGTAACTATGCAGTTGCTCAAATTCTACCCAATATCAATCAAACTAGTGCGGCTGATGGTGATCAAATTCTAGTTGCATTTACAGCACCAAGCAATCGCTTGAGCTAATAGGAGTTTAAAAAATGGCAAGTTCATACTCAAACTTACATCCTGTTGATCAAATCTTAACAGGTCTAGTTGCCGAGGCAGTACCAAGTGACAATCAATTGATTGCTGATAAAGTTTTAGAAACTATCAGTATCTCAGAGCGTAGCGGTACTTTACTACTAGAAGAAACACGCAACTTTATGGGAGCCGGTGCCGGTTTGGATCTAGAGCGTGCGCCAGGTTCAGGACGTGCAATGATTGGCGGTTTTGATCGTACAAGTCAAACTTTCATGGCAAAGATCTACTCAGCATCAGACAGTATTGCAATGGAGGATATCTTTGATTCGCAATATCCTGGCTCTGAAGAGGCACGCATTGCAAAGAAAGTTGCACGAGTGCTAAAGCTAGCTAGAGAAAAGCGTGCTGCTGATCTTCTTTTCAATGAGTCTGCCGCAACCTTCAATACCTCTGCCGCATCAGCTGCTTTTGGTGCCGCAACTGCCGAGCCTTTAAGCGAATTATTTGACCTCAAGGATACTGTTTTTGCAGCTGCTCACGGCATCAATCCTGATACTTTGATTCTTGGTCGTGCTTGTTTCCGTGATCTTGCAAAAAATGCTGAGGTCCGTGGGTATGTTGGTGACCGTACTCTAGGCATTGCAAGCGGCAATCAAATTCTAAATGATGATGCAGTGATTCAAGTACTGCGTGATGTGCTCGGTATTCCTAATATTTATGTTGGTCAAGCATTACAAGATACAGCGGTGCCAGGTGCAACAAGCTCAGAGTCTGCAATTTGGAGCGGTGCAAAAGTATTCATGGGTATCTTACGCGGTTCTGATGCGGTTGTTCAAAAGTCAGGCAATGTCAAGGGTATGCCGGTTGCTGCTCTTAACTTGCAATACAATGATATGGTTGCCGGTCAGTATGACTCACTTGATAAGACTCGTCGTTATGTTTGGGGTGAGGAGGTCAACACCTTCCATGCAGTTGACGGCACTTTAGGTCACGTCCTCACAGGATGTTAAGATTATGTTTTGCTCACAGTGTAGTAATCACATACTTTTTGCAGAAGGTGGTGACGCTGATGAGGTTGCAGTTGCATCACTCACCAAGCAAGCCAAGCAATCAAGCGGTGTGATGGCTACATTGATCCGAGCAAGACGTGATCAGATACAAGCAGAAATAAAAGCTGAAAAGGTGATTGAACGTGCATTTAAAAAAGCACAGTCAGAGCTATTCAGCACAATTGAGCAAGCTCTTGATGTTTTAGGTCCTCAAGCTTTGCTCAATGCCAATGATCAACAACTATTTGAGTTGTTGCTTGCTGGCGGTTTAGATGATGCAATAGATAAATTTATTACACATCAACAAATGATTAGAGAGGCGGTCAACAAAACATTGCTTGCCGCCAATATAGAGCTAGACACAATTGATGCTCAAGTTGATATATTGAGCACTCAGAATGTATCAGACGTATTTGAAAACATCATTTTAAACTCTGTAAAACAGAGCATTAATGATGTTCTCACTGATCTCATTGTCAATGTGCCTGTTGATACCGTGATGAGCAACATGCAAAAACGCATGCAACGTGCCGAGGGTAGGCAGTTGACAGAGATAAAAACTAAGTTGAGTCAATTTGGCAGATCAATCACCGCAATTGCGGCTGAGGAGGCTGATATTGATCATTTCTTATATACCGGTCCTGATGATGGCATTACTCGTGACTTTTGCGAAGCTTTAGTAAATAAGGTTGTTACATCTAAACAGATGAGACGTTTAGACAATGGGCAAGGCTTGAGCGTGATTACATCCGGCGGTGGCTATAACTGCCGCCATAGTTGGTCACCTGTTACACAAGGTTTCATAAAGTCTGCCAATTTAGAGCTAGCAACTGCCAAAGATATAAACAAAGCTAACCAATGAGAGGCAAAATGAGAAAAGCAATAACAAACAAAGATTATCGTTTTATTTGGTCACCTCAATTGCCCATCACCGGTACACCAACATTGAGCATTGATACATCATCAGCGGTCAGTGAGAATCTAACTAGATTCACTGCTGATTTGACAATCACAGCAATTGCTAATGATAGACGCACACTCACATTGATCAGTGCACCGGCTACATACTACCGTGAGCAACAAGCCGGCTTTGTGCTTACTGAGCATGATACATATTATGCAGTGCGTGTTGTGCGGCTCGGTGGCACAACTGCAATACTAGCAGAGCCATTGCCACGAGAGATTGATTTAAGCTCAAACGCAACACTACATCTGCCAACTAGTTATGTTGATATTGATAGTGCAAAGATGAGTACAAGCGGATATTTCACCTGGCTTGTTGATTACACTCAACTCAACATGAGTCAGCCTGAACAAGAAAAAGGCTTATTCAAGATCACACCTAGACCATTTGAAACTGGCTTAGATCATGCACAGTTGGTCAGCATGTTTGCTCAACTAGCTGATATGATACCACGGAGGCAAAGCGACTATCAAAAGCAAATAGATGCCGCACTCACTGAGCTAGTATTAGAAGTTAGAGCACATTTGCACGCTGATAATATTACAGAAGATGAAATATTCAATCCATCATCCTTTATGCTAGCACATGCTTATTGCACAGCGGCTTTAATCTATGAGTTGAATCAACAACTTGATACAGCTGCCGCAATGCGTGAAAGATGCGCCGAATTGATGGCAAAGGCATTGCAGAGCATTGCACTTGATCTTGATGGTGATGGTGTTGTTGATGCCGGTGAGACTGACTTGCAAAGGTCAGGCGGCAGTGAGACAGACTTTAGAGCGTCATGGCGATCATATAGCAAAACGGCTAATGATAGTTTCTTTAATCCGGCACGAGGCATGAGGCACTAATGGCAACCAAAGTTGATATCAAAATACCTAGATCACTTTGGACCGCTAAAGACTCAATGAGGCTTGGCTTGAATACTCTTGCATCCATCAAACTCAGGACAAGCAAAGGCATTGATGCAAATGGTATCAAGTTTGATGAGTACTCAACAAAACCAATCTATGTTGCAAAGAAAGGTGCAAGGCTAGCACCGAAAGGCGGCAGACCATCACGCACCAAGAAAAGCATTTATTATGCCGGAGGTTATCGACAATACAAAAACGATAGCCGCAAAAGAGGCAAAAAAGGCAAGTCAGCTGAGGTTGATTTAGTGTTGAGCGGTCAGTTAATGAATAACCTTGTGGTCAAGTCAGCAACTGCAAATAGTTTTACTATTGGCTTGACTAAAGAGGTTGCAAGTTATGGCTATCATGTAAATGATAAACGTGAGTTTATCGGATTAACTAAAGATGATGTTAAGATATTAGTTGATGCAGTCAGCCACGATATCAGAAGGAAGCTAGGTTTAATATGAGCCAGGGTACTTTTGCAGCATTAGCATATTTAGAAAACATGATTGAGGGTATCACACCAAAAACGGATGTGCATCATGGTTTTGTTGCCATCAATACCGGTGATGGATATACGCAAAACCTAGATAACAGACCACACAGCAACCGATACTTTGAGCTAGCATTAGGCTCATTGGCGGCTGATGATGGTCAAGCCGGTTTGAGTGGTAGGAAACGAATCACAGTCAATTGCAATGTGCGGTATGATGTGGCACATCATACCGGCTTTTTATACAGAATGATAAATGAGGATACTGCACTATTGATCGATACTCTAAAGGGTCCTGAGTATGATACGGTTAATACCGGTATTGTCTCATTGATACCTTTAACACCATTAGTTGAGCCTTTGTTAGATCCACAAGGCGAGACAATAGCGTATATTTTAACGCTTCAATTTGATTTACTTTATTTAGAGGAGGCTTGAAAATGGCAGTTACTCACAGATCACTCAGTATTGCTTCTGAGAGCAGTTTTGGATCACTCGGCACAAATGGCATACCGTCATTTAGTGCTCTGAGTTTTACGTCTATTCCTTGCGAGCGTGACCCAATCATCATCAGCGGTGAGCCTGTTGTCTCAGAGCGTAATGATGCAAGAGATGGTGCATACTTTGTGCCGCCAGAGCCTGACACAGTTTGGAGCGGTTCTAATCGAGTAAGAAGACGCACCGGTCAGATTGTTTGCCGTGTTGATTTGACAACCATTGGTAGCACACCGGCTGACTACTCAACAAACTATCTTGGCTTGTTACTCGGTGCCGGCTTTTTAACTCAAATTCCATCTGCCAACGCTAAAGCAGATACACCAACTGCAATTGCTGATGTAAACACATTCACACCAAGTGCCGCATTTAGTGCAACTGATATTGGTACATTGATCAGTACAAGTATCAGCGGTCGTGCTGAATACTCAGCCATCACAAATAATGATGTGAGCGGTGATGTGACTGTATCACCGGCATACTCCTCAACCTCATTCACTGATGTGCGTGGTCTGCAAACTTGGTACACACCA